GACAGTACCAAAAGCCATTAGCGCGCTTGAGAGCTTCTTCAACAGCGGGTGCGAAAATGCCCGTCTCGAAAAAAGCTGAGAACCCTGGGCGCAGGAAAGCGCTGAGGAGCATCTCGAGGGCGGCTTTGACGTCCATGACGCGGGCTTCGGCGAAAGCAGCGAGTTGGGCCCCGGGTATGACGGTCGGAGTGGGCTCACCAACGATGAGGTGCTCTGGGAACTCGACGACGTTGCGCGTGGGATCGGAGCCAATGTACTCAAGCAGTTCCTTGTCTTCGATGCCGTCGTAGGCGGTCAGGCCCCATAGATTCTCAACCTCTGGAACGAGGGAGGTGCGGGGCTTTTCATAACCTTTGCGGGGAACGTCGACAGCACAGATTTCGTCAATGCCGGGCAAGTTGAGCAGGCAGGGCAGCTCCACAAGTTCCGTGGCGATGCGACTTTCAATGTTCAAGAAAAGGCTCGCTGGCAGGCCGTAGACGTGCTCAACAAAGCTCCACGTCTCTTCAGAAACGGACGTGGCGCGCGACACGTGAAAGCTGTAGTCAGCGTTGAGTTTACGGGCCTTGAAGCCACTGGTGAGCTCGAGCATGCGGGGAATGAGGACGCGTAGAACCGGCACGTGTTTGACGTCGTTGACCAAGCCCAGACAGATGCCTCTGACTTGTTCCATGGCGCCCATGATGCCGAGCGCGCGAGTGGAGTAGAAGGTCTTTGCCAACACACGGCCAATTTTCGGGCCAAGGACATACGTGTGTTGATTGTCAACGAGTGCGGGCCAAAATCGCATGGAGCAGAAAGTGACGTCTCTGTGGTCGGTGAGGAGCAAGGGCTCGGGGCTGTATCCTGCAAGCTGGCCAATAACGCGGCGCTGTGCGGCGTAGAAGTCTTGGGGGCTGAACTGATCCGCATCGTAGACGATCTGCCCAGCAGAGTCGTCTCCAAGGAGCAAGAAGCACATCCAAACGGACATGCGTTGTATGGCCATGTCGTTCATTTGCTTGCTGCGGTCGGTGTTGCCGTCGGACGTGTCGAAACCACCACTGGCATTGGTCCCGTCGATGCTGTAAACGACACCGTGGCGAGTGCGGCCGAACTGCTTGAGCTGGTCCCGCAAAGCGGCGAGAACCTTGACAGGGGCGCCAGCGCGCTCGTAGCCCTTGAGGGAATACAAGAGGCTGGGCACGTTCGTATGAGCATCCATGCGGTTGAAGTCGCCCTCACTGGACAGGACGACCCAATTCTTACCGTTTGCTTGGCCCCAAGCGGCGACGTTCTCAGCTGTTCGGACTGCGTGCTCCCAGACAGTGCCAACGCGGTTGGCGTCTGCTCCGGAAGTGTACACGAAGTTTCGACGGCGACCAATGATGACGCCTTTCCACTCTGCAGCGCGCGCTTTTGAATGAGCGCACATCCACGGGCCGCCTCGGATCTGGTGCTCATCGAGGCAACCCTGAATAAGGCGAGGGTCGCTACCTTCCATCTGCTCGACGGTGTCAAGGTGGTCAGTTTCAGTGGTGCATGTCATGGGTGCAAGGTCGACGTTGACGGCGTTCTCGATCTTCTCAAAGGCCTTCTTGCGAAGGATGTCGCGGGTGACGAAATTGGCCTTGAGGCGGCGCTTGGCTTCGATCAGCAGGAGTTGTTTGCTCTTCGGGTATCGGGCGAGCCAAACGCACCATTTCAACGCTCGTACACGGCGGGCTAGGCGCGTGGGCTGCGCGGCTTCAAACTGCCACGCAGCGTCCCAGAACGCTTCATACTGCTTGTCATCACCGCGGTCAAGGAGACCTCGGTTGCAAACGGCGAGATACTCGTTGCAGTAGCACGGGCGGAACGCTGTGGGCCGGTAAGAACCGACTCCGACACCAATGAGCTGGTTGCCGAACTTTGGGGTGCACAAGCCGAGCTGCGTAGGATCGTATTTCACGCGCGCGCTGGAATGCATGGGCTTGATGGGACGGGGCCACATGCAGACGTTTCTGGTCATGCTGTCTTCGTGGTCGACGGGATGGAAACCCTGGTGGCTCTTGAACAAGAAAGCACGCAGAAGCTGAATGATGCGGCGGCCGAGGAGCAAGACACTCTGGCCCCAGCCAAGCGTGGCAGGACGCGAAAGGGCCCTAGCCTTCAAGATGAGCATGAAGGCTCCAATGACGACTGGTATGACACGTCGCCAAGTGAAGAATCGG